TTCTGCGGTACTACGACTGGATGCCAGAGCAGCACTACCGGCAGTAATTGCAGCTGCACCAACAACAACTTTGGCCGCAGTAGAAACTGATGAGGTGGCCGCAGATACAGGTGGAATTGCTGGTGTGGAAGGAATACTCGGTGTTGCGGGTTTGGGCACTCGTGTCGGCTTAGGCGTTGGCTTAGGCGTTGGCTTAGGCGTTGGCTTAGGCGTTGGCTTAGGTGCACCAGTGGTTGGCTTAGGCGTTGGCTTAGGTGCACCAGTGGTTGGCTTAGGCGTTGGCTTAGGTGCACCAGTGGTTGGCTTAGTGGGTTCTGCAGCTTTGCCAGAAGGTTTTGTTGGCTGTTCTTTGATGGAAGGTGTCTTTTCTATTTTTAAACTTGTTGGCTTCTTACCGGTCAATGCCTTTATTATTTCTTGATTACGACTATCCTTTTCTTTCTGTTCTTCTTTGAAATAATTCTGTTTTTCTTGTTCTTCAAGTTTTTTTGTAACCTCAGACTTGACCATCATTTTGTATATCTTACCCAAAATTTCAGGATTATCTAATTTGCCCACACTCGTCATTGATGAATCACCACCAAACAGTTTAGATACGATTGAACGTGTTTTTTCAACACCACGAGATAATAGACTGCTCGTGGTGCCTTTAGTTTGTTCAGATAATTCTGGTTTTGCCATTAGGTTCTCATTCGTTCTTTGATTTTCTGATTTTCTTCCTCAATGTACTGAACTAACATAGCAACATATACATCCCTTTCCCACGGCATCATATTGTCCAATTCAGTCAGACTATACTTGTGGTGTTGCATCATCGAGAAATTCGTCTTATAATGATTTCTCAGATTGTCGTGGCGAAAGGTTATACGAAAAAACTTTCTAATCCTTCCACATCAATCTTATGGTGGAATCCACATTTTTTACAATCCATTTCGATTGTCTCTTTTAACTTTGGTAAGTTATTGAAGAAATTTTCAACTTTACTAAATTGTTCTTGGTTCATTGTTTCAACAAAGTCCAACATTTCTTCTACTGGTGTCTCTTTACCATAATAGAACTGTTCGCCATCGTAAATGTATTCGATGCTCTGCGCAATCATATTAAAGGTAATATCTGTAATATCATCATATTTGATGGAGTCTTTTACTATACCAAATTCTGGATACTTCATTTTAACCATCAACTTATCCGTCAATTGTATTTCTGGTGAAATCGTTTCATCCATTGTCACTTTAATTTCCAATAGATTCAATTGTTTTTCCATGATATTACCACACTCAACATCATCAACTTCATTATTGCAACGATAACGCGAATCGATTGTTTCACCTACGGATTTTGCACGAAGGTTGATGAAATAGTATTCAATATCAATAATTGGTAACTTATCGATATCCACATTTTCTGTTAGTGTACAATTATATAAAATATCATGAATTGCCTGATGAACAGAACTGGAATCCTCAGATTCCATTGCCATCAATAGATTTCTCTGTTCTTTTACTAAAAATGGTCTAAATTTAATTTTCTTTTTTGATACTGGTAAATCTAGTTCATAGGTTGGTACATCAATTTTTGGCAATGCCATAATAACTCCTTAAATTATAAAATCAATTAAAATACTGTATAATCGGTATTTTGTTTCCAGCGTGTATAAGCAAATGTTATAACTAATTTATGATAACCATCAGAACTCCAATCTAAATCCAACTGATTCATGGAAATTGGATATGCATCAATAATATGAACCGAATAAGATGGTCTATTCGCAACATCATATTGTGTAATTAATAGATCAGCTGAATAGTCCGATTTATAACCGAAATTATTAGTCGATGCCGGATTAATTAGTTCAAACCACTTATCAAAGAAATATTTTTGTTTCATGTCATCGGTTATCATGAATGTCAAATCTAAATCATTATATGTCATTAAATAAGGGAATTTTTCAACCGGACCATATGTTCTTTGTTCAGTTGTCGCAATTGTTTTACCTGGCAATTGAGCATTTTCACAACGATACAACAGACTCCTATCTGTTCCAAATTGTGGATATATCTGTACATCAAATCGACTTGGACGAGATAAGTCGGTTTGGAAACTAGATTTGAAACTTTGTATACTTCCTGCCATTTAGGAATTCCTTATTTCTTCTACGGATTCTTGCCATACCTGATTAGGAGTGGCACCTTTAAATTGTTGAACTGGTATGTGAATGGCGATATCCCATTCTTCGGGCAAAACGGCAAGAATTCTGGATTTCACATGTGGATACAAATAACGTTTAATGCAAGGTTTGAACTCTTTAAACCGTTTCGACGCCTCCAAGATGTCATAGGTGATGCGGATGCGTTTAATTTCGTCGTCATCATTTAAGATTGCAAGTGCCATCAACTTTCGCAAAAATACCACTCGGTATTTGAGTGGTAAATAATGTAAGTTGAGTCCTAGGAAACCATCATCATATCTCTGTAATGGCATAACTAGAGGGAACCTGTCATAATAAGGCATATCGTGCTTGCCTTTTGGATCATATACAAAGAAATACAATGCACCAATTAAGAATTTTTGTCGATTAGTTGGAGTAGTATATCGACTCTTTTCTTTGGTGATAGGTATTGCAAGTCTAGTAGGATTTCTCAATTGTGCAATCTTTTTGGTTAACCAAAGAATCGATTCGCGACCCATGGTTTTCAGATTGGCAGCAGATTTCTCGCCAGATAGTGATGTTAAGATTGATGGTTTTATAGTCATGGTGTATTTAGTTATAGGCCGAGATGCTTTTCTGTGACAATTTTGAACTCCCAACTTCTATCCAAACAGAATTCGGTTGCAGCAGCCCATTTTGCTTCATTCACCCCCCATGTGGTGACTTCTTGAATATACCGTTTAGTCACTCGTTTCTGTGGCGATGGTTGTTTTGTTTGTTTTTCTGGTTTAACTTCGATCATTGTGGTTTTAAGTTTTCCATCTTTTGTTCTGGTTTTTACTAAAAAGTCAGGAAAATAACGATGCCACCGTCCATCCACTGGCGATTTGTAAGGAACGATGATTTCTTCAGATGCCCACGACACCACATCTGGATTTTTATCTAACCAATCCATGACTCTACATTCCCAACTGGAACGGTAGATAATGTTTGTGTGGTCACCCATGTATTTTTGTGGGTTGGATGGGGTAAATACACCCTTATATGCTTTTGAATATGCCATAAATACTATGTATAACTTTTAAAAAATTGAAGGAAAAAATGGCCGCACCGAAAATTATTAACATTGATACGGGTCCATCAACTGAAACTGGTGGTGAGCTGGCGGCCTTGTACAATTCAAAATACGAAACTGTTAGATTGCAATATCCAAGAGATTTAAATTCAACTCCAAAATTGCATGCTGTAAAATTTGATGCATATGCAATCGATCCCGTAACATATGAACAAGTTACAAGTGCAGTAGTTTCTGCTGGAACACAAGTATGGAACAATCCTGGTGAAACTGTTGCAACAGCATATTCATCAGCTTCGGGGTTAACAGAAGAAGCCAAAGCTGCATTGCAAACAGGAGATGTTGGTGCAATATTTAATAACACATTAAAAGTTGTTAGTAAACCAACAACACTGGAAAAACCAGGCGATTCAATAACTTTATATATGCCAGAGACGGTCAACTTCTCATATAATGCACAATATGATGAATTGAGTTTATCTGAAGCTGCACAATCGGTTCCTTTAGCTGGCAAAGTAGCAACCGCAATTACCTCGACAATTGGAAACCGAGCAGCTGGTGGAAATGCGGCCGCACGATTATTATTAAATACAGCAGGGTATGTATTCAATCCCCAACAACAATTATTATTTGAGGGCATCGACTTTCGAACATATAATATGACATTTACGTTTACTCCTTATTCTAAAAAAGAATCTGATGAAGTAGCAAGAATCATACAATCATTTAGAAAAAATGCAGCACCTAGTATTGTTACTCAATCGGCCGGTTTCTTTTTTACACCACCTTCAATATTCAATGTATCTTTTATGTTCGATGGTCAAATTAATACCAGTATTAACCAATTAAAGAAAAGTGTATTGGAAAATGTTGATGTCAATTATGCACCAAATGGTTGGTCTGCTCATGAAGATGGTTCTCCGGTACAAATAACAATGTCATTAAGTTTTAAAGAAATAGAACTTGTTGATCGAACAGCAATATTACAAGGTTTCTAATATGAAATATTTTCAATCATTACCAAAAGTTATTGTTACCGATACAAATCGAACATCAATAGTATTAACAAATTTGATGGCAAGAGCAAGTATCATTTCAGAATTATTAAAAAATCCATTGCTTTTTTATAGTTATGATATACAAGAATCGGATACACCAGAAATAATTGCGCACAAATATTATGGTACTATGGAAAGATATTGGTTGGTACTATTTGCGAACCAATTAATGGATCCGCAATGGGATTGGCCAATGAATAGTTTGGTATTTTCCAAATATCTAGATGATAAATATGCGTTTGGTGAATTGGATGTCGTACAACGATATGAAAAAATTTATATACAAACAGATGTAATTAATAATATAATAACAACACACTCAATCGAAATTGGAGAAGATGAGTACACAACATTAATGCCATCAACAAATTCATATAATTTACCAACTGGCACAGTTATTGTTGAAATCACAAAACGAGCAGTAACTAATTATTACTATGAATTAGAACTCAATGAATCAAGAAGAAATATAAAATTATTAAATAAATCATATGCATCCGAATTGGAAACGCAATTGAATAAAGTTATGAGTTGATATGAGCACAATTACAGATTCACCATCGAATGGTTATTTTTATCCACAAGATGCAAGTGTTGATAGTTTAAAAATAATAACTGGCACTGGGCAATCGGTTGATGTCAAATACCTTTTAGTTGAATTATCATATTTTGAAGATATTTACAATTTTGTGTTATCTGGTTACATATTATTGAGAGACGGTATTGGATTAATTGAACAATATCAATTGACCGGTAAAGAAGTGATAGAAGTGAGTTTCGGCAAAACTAGCAACATACAAAGAAAAGTTCAGCGATTTAGGTTATATTCAATACCAACCAAAAATCCTGTTGGTAACTTAACAAGTGAATTCATTAAATTACAATTTTGTTCTGAAGAATTGTTATTATCAGAACAAACAAAAGTGACGCAATCATTTCGTGGACAAACAATAAAAAATATTGTTACTAATATATTAACCGATAAGTTAAAAGTTTCTGCAACTAATATTAATATACAAGATACAGTTGGTGTGTATGATTTTAATATACCAACAATTAAACCACTAGAAGCAATTAGTTGGTTATCTACGTATGCAAGGCCTGCTGGCAATAATCTGATTGGTGCGGATATGTTATTTTTTGAAACAAAAGACGGTTTCAATTTTAAATCATTAGGAACATTATATTCAGCTCCTGTATATAAAACATATAAGTACCAATTACAAAATATCACAAATGCAGATCAACCACCAGATGAGGATATCATTTCGGTGTTGGATTATGAATTCGTCAAAACATTTGATAATTTAAATGATGTTGCATCCGGAACATTTGCTAATCGTCTCATTTCTCTGGATCCATTAACTCGGTCAAGAACAGTTACAGATTTTGATTATTCGAAATATAAAGGCGCATCATTAAATTCTGGTAAAGTTTTAAATACCAACCAAAATCGATTGGGTAAAACACAAAGCCAATCATATGAAGGCAATTTGAAAATGGTTATTGGTAATGCAAATCAAACAACCAAACCATATATACCCACAGGTTCAATAACCAATTCTGATATCGGCAAAGACATTTTCATTGAAACATTTGTTCCAAATAGAACTTCCCAAGTAGCTCTAGCAAATCACACCATCGTCAAGATTAAAATACCAGGAGATTCAAATATTACAGCTGGCAGAACTGTAAATTTCAATTTATTGTCATTATTTGGTGGTGAAAATAGACAATTAGACCAAATGTATTCAGGTAAATATTTGGTAACTGCTGTAAGACATATATTACAATCGCAAGGCGTATTTCAAACTGTTTTAGAATTAGCTAAAGATAGTACACCGGTGCAGGCAAGTTCTTCTAATTATAATGATGGTCTACCGCAACAAGGGAATTTCGCATGATGAATAATTTTTTAGGCAAAGACAAATTTGTTTGGTGGGTGGGGGCAATTGAGGACCGGATGGATCCATTAGGTCTAGGAAGATGCAAAGTTCGTATTTTTGGTTGGTATGATGACGGTACACCAGAAGCAAAATCTAAAATTAAAACTGTTGATTTGCCATGGGCAATACCATTACTTCCATTGAACAATTCCAGATCATTTTCGGCACCAGAAATTGGTGATTGGGTTATGGGATTTTTCTTTGACGGTGAAGCTGGACAATTTCCAGTAATGATGGGTGTATTGCCTGGTTATACTGCACCACCAACACAATAAGGATTCAAAATGGCATCACATGAAACTTCTGTAAACTTAGGTGATTTTGGAACAGTGAATTTTACTTTAAAGGAAAACTTTCCACCAAATTCACCTTTTGGCACATTATTGAATAAAGTTGGTGTACAAACTACTCCGCCATTAGCGAGAGGTTATGTAACAAATTCTGCTATCGATTTACTCAATGGCAATCTTGCACACATATGCGATTTTAAATTCATATTCAACTTTGATATAATGGGAACATTAGGATTAATTAATCCAATAGAAGCATTACAAAAAGCAATACGTAATGCAAAATTAAAAGCGGCAACAAGATTGCGTTTGTTGTTACAGGAGGTTATTGCAGCTTTTCGTAAGATAGCAGATGCTATTACTGATGCAATGGCTATAGATCCTAGTGGAACACTTTCGTTTTATTGGTCACAAGGAAAAGATATTGTATCCAAAGTTAATGATGTGATACAATATATTGCAGAAAAAGTAGAAATGGTATTGGAATGGGTATTTTTTGCAAAAATGATTTTAGAATTGATTCAGTGGATTAAAAGCTTACCTGAAAAAATCAGAACATTATTGGCAACCTGTTTAAGTAACTTCACCAATTCAATTGTACAATTGGCAAATACCATAAAATCAATACCAGAACAAATTTCAAGTTTGACTGCTTCACAGATACAATTCATTGCTGATGAATTTACTGCGGTTGCAACAACCACAGCGAATACACTAAAATTGAGTCAAGAAAGTAGTAATACACCACAAGTAATTACGGATGTATTAAATTCACCAACCAATAGTGATGCACAACTAGCGGCCATTGATGAATATATAAAACAAAACGTACCAACACAAGAAGAAATAAATGGCCAAAAATTTCCAGATATCTCTAATAAAAATTCTCCATAATAGGACTATACTATGTCACTAACTAAACCGGATTTTGTAACTGCATGGACAGAACCAGAATCTGCTGCAAATACAAATTATCAACCTGTTTATCCATACAATAACGTCACACAAACTAAAGGTGGTCATTCTTTTGAAATGGATGATACTCCTACACGAGAACGTATAAGATTACAACACGGAAAAGGTAGTTTTTTGGAAATGCATCCAACAGGAGATGAGGTGCATAAAATTGTAGGTGATGGTTATACAATTATTGCTGGAGACCATAATATTGCTATTGGTGTTGATGATGGCAATAAAGAAAAGAAATTAAATATCACAGTACATGGTGATGCATATTTTTGGGTTCAAGGTGATAAAGTTGAACAAGTAGATGGCAGTGTCGAACAATATATAAAGGGTAATTTTACACAAACCGTTGAAGGTATAAGCACAACAACATCTTTTGGTGACATGAGAATCAATGCGGGTGGTGCATTATTAGGTAAACTATCAATCACCTCACCCAATCACGTTAGAATAGATTCTGATTTATACACCACTGGTGGAATACACACTAAAACATTAGTATCAGATCGTCGAGTTGATGCGGGATGGGGTGTGAGTGCAGGCGCGCAAGGATTTGTCACAACAACTGGTGGTTTATCTGTAGGTATACCTTTAGCTGTTCCTGGTCAAATTGTTTCAGTTGGATCCATTACTTCTTTTACTAGTGTCAATGCACCATTAGGTAATTTTGGTATTTCTTCGTCGATATTAGCATATGACATAGTTAATCAACTATTGCGCAGGGTACATGCACATCCAACACCAGAAGGACCGTCAGGTCCACCATTCACTGGCGAAATGTCAGCATAAGGATTATTATGAGTTCGAGTATATACGCAAGATTACAATATAGTTTTCCAGATCCAGCTGCAGCTGAAGTAATTGTACCACTATCTGATGCCGTCATTAAACAAATGAGTGTGACTCCAAAGTTTATGAACGAATGGCAACAAGAAGATGTAGCTACTGCAAACACAGGAGGATATTATATTAATCCTATGGTTGACACAATTTCCAATATACAATTAACGGCCACCAATCTTTTATCTATTCCTTTTGCTTCAGGTACATCAAATGCGATTTCTGCATTAATATCAAATACCTTTTCATCGGCATCAGACACTAATCAAAATACTGCCGGTGGTTTTTTGTATCACACAAATAGATTATCGAATGTAATAGATTTGGATTCAAACATTGTAGAACCTCATTTTGAATCTGCAATGGGTATTGGTAAAATGATGATGTATTTTACCAATCAATCTGATGGTGTACAAAACAATTCTCCAATATTGGGTAGTTTTACAAGTCTATTCATCGCAAACACGTTGACACAATTTCAAACTACAGCCAATAATTATGCCAACATCTATAAAAATACTATAACAGTTTCTGGTATAATGCCTAACCTGACTTATACATCAAATATTAGTTTGTCTGATGCACAATCCATGGCTAATGCATATTACAATATGAACATAACGATGATAAATTTTAGAAACCAAGATAATGTTTTCTTTCAAAATTCATCACAAGTTTTGAATGATTTTAATAAAGTCAACCATTTTTCAACAATGGGTCAAACAGAAAATGAATTGATACAAAATTACATAGGTTCACCTAAACTTCTTTCGCGTTTAAACTCATGAATTTAGAAAATTCGATTTATACCTACGATAAATAAACAATGGCAAACATAACAAAATTATATTCGGATATAGATTTCACCTTCACGAAGAAACCAGTGACAGCGGATGTCGCTCTCAGTTATGATGCACAAGCTGTAATTCGTTCAATAAGAAATTTGATATCATCAAAACACTATGAGAGACTTTGGAATCCAGATTTAGGATCAAACATTGATACTTTACTATTTGAATTAATATCACCAACAACCGCTTCGAATTTGAAACAAGAATTGACAACAGTTATTAAAAACTATGAGCCGCGAGCAAATTTAAAAGATGTAACTGTAACTCCAATGCCCGACCAAAATGCTTACAACATATCATTGAGTTTCTTTTTAGAAAATGCAACACAACCAACAACAGTAACAATTCTTTTAGAGAGAAATAGATAAAATGGCTGGTGCTAATTCAAATATTCAAATAACAGATTTAGATTTTGATTCAATCAAAAATAATCTCAAGACATTTTTACAATCTCAAGACACATTAAAAGACTATAATTACGAGGGGTCTGCATTATCTGTTCTTTTGGATGTTATGGCATACAATACACAATATAATGCCTACTATTTGAATATGGTCGCAAATGAAATGTTCTTGGATAGTGCGATACAAAGAAATTCTGTAGTATCTCAAGCAAAATTATTAAATTATACACCAAAGTCTGCAATTGGGCCATCAGCCAAAATCAATTTGACAGTAAATCAAGTAACCGATGCTTCACTAACGTTACCAAAATTTACAACATTCATGTCAGAAGCAATTGATGGTATTAATTATAATTTTGTCACTTCTGATTCCACTACAGTCAATGTCACAAATAATATTGCACAATTTAATGACATTACAATTAAACAAGGAACTCCAACCACTATATCATATACGGTAAGTGCGCTGGCCAATCCAAAATATATTTTTAAAGTTCCAGGTAATAATGTAGATACGACAACATTACAAATATTAGTACAAGAATCCTCATCTAATAGTTCTTACCAAATTTATACAGAAGCTTCTAATTATCTAACACTGGATGGAAAAAGTTTAGTCTATTTCTTACAAGAAGGACTTAATGGTGTGTATGAAATATACTTTGGTGATAATATATTGGGCAAAAAATTAAATGATGGCAATATTGTCAGAATGTCTTATATTGTCACAGAAGGTTCAGCAGGAGCTGGTGCCAACAATTTCGTATTAATGAATCCTATTGGAAGTTATTCAAATACTTCAACATCTTCAATTGTTTCAGCTTCAAATGGTTCTGCTCGAGAAAGTATATCATCAATAAAATTTCAAGCGCCAAAATCCTATTCTGCACAAAACCGTGCAGTTACTAAAGAAGATTACATTACAGCAATTCAACAAAATACATTAGGGTATTCATTTGATGCAGTTAATGTATGGGGAGGTCAAGAAAATGATCCTCCTGTTTATGGTCAAGTTTTTGTTTCACTAAAACCATCTGGTTCATACAGTTTAACAGATACACAAAAAACAAGATTGATGCAAGACGTTATCAAACCAATTTCGGTTATGACCGTGCAACCAACAATTGTTGATCCAGACTATACATATGTTCAAATTTCAGCAAATGTGTATTATGATCCGAAGAAAACCACTTTAACTGCTTCACAAATTCAAGATAATGTTAAAAGTGCAATTAGTAATTTGGCAGTATCGTCATTAAATACATTTAATTCTACATTCAAAATGACGGAATTTGCTGATGCTATTAGTTCAGTGGATGCTTCTATTATCACGAATGAGATTACAATTAAATTGCAGAAAAAGTTTTATCCAAACCTATCTGTACCAACCAATTATAATTTCTTTTATGGCACAGAATTAAATAGAGGAATGTATTTGAGTGGTGTGAATAGTTACCCATCAATGCAATTTAATGATACCAACAACCTATCAACAATTATTGATGGAATTTTTATTGAAGAGGTGCCATCATCTACGAATGGTGTTGATACCATTTCCATTTTAAATCCTGGTTATGGTTACCAAACACCACCAACGGTAACCATATTAGGTGATGGTGTGGGTGCGACAGCAGTTGCTCTAATCAACTCTAACGGCACATTAAAATCCATCAATGTACTGACTCCTGGTGCAGGATACACTAGTGCCATTGCAACCATTACTCCATCAACATATGATACAACTGGACAATTAGGTGCAGCAGTGGTTAATCTGCAAGGTAGATATGGTTCATTAAGATCATATTATAATAATACAAATAATGTTAAAACAATTTTTAAAACAGATATAGGAACAATTGATTATCTTACTGGTCAAATAACATTAAATTCTTTTGGCCCGGTTGATGTTAATGATCCTCTTGGACAATTAACTATATCTGCATCACCAACAACAACAATCATATCATCATCATACAACAGAATCATCACTGTAGATCCATATGATGCAAATGCAATCCTTGTTACTGTCAAAGCCAAAACAACATGATAACAAACGGTCAAAAAACATCATTATTAATACCAACACAACTTCCAGAATTTGTTCGGGATAATCCAGATTATTCCAATTTTGTTCTGTTTGTGCAGGCATACTATGAATGGATGGAACAAACCAATAATGTCACAGATAGATCCAAAAATATATTGAGTTATGTTGATATTGACAGAACAACCAATGAATTTTTGGATTATTTTAAAAATGACTTTTTGCCTTATTTTCCAAAAGAAGTTTTAATTGATGAAAAAGAAGCAGTTAAAGTAGCTAGACAATTATATGAGTCGAAAGGTACACCATCCTCATATAAATTTTTATTCAGGTTATTGTTCAATTCAGATTTTGATGTTTTTTATACCAAAGATGCTGTATTACGAGCTTCAGATGGTGTCTGGTATGTAGCCAAAAGTTTAAAATTAGCTTCAGCTGATAATAATTTTCTAAACATAAAAAATTATAGATTATTTGGTGAAAAAACAAAATCTATAGCTACTGTTGAAACTTCGATTAAATCCGGAACAAAAATCGAAGTATTCATATCAAATATCGAAAGATTATTTGAATCGGGAGAAACAGTTCGTGTTGTAGACAATAATAATCAAACTGTACTTTTTGATGGCGAACCATTACGAGCTAAGATTTTAGGTCAAATTAGTCAAATCAAAATTGATCCAAATAAAAGAGGATTGTTATATGAACCGGGTGATCCGGTTGTTGTGTATGGTGGTTTAAATTCACCTGAAGGTAAAGGTGCAGTAGCCGAAGTGGGACAAACTACAACTGGAGCTATTCAACGCATTAATGTGGTCAATGGTGGTTTTGGTTATACTTATAATACATTAATATCTATATCTAATGCACCAGGAGCAAATGCCACCGTCGGTTCTTTAGATCCAAATCCAGCATTAACTGCTAATATTGCGGTACCAACCGATGTGATTGCACTAAAACGTTTTATACAAATCGGCAACACAAACTACAACTTTTCCAATATATCTATTGCAAATGCTAACACATTATTATCAGAAGCATTAAGTTTTGAAAATATATCAACATATCCAATCACTTCTGTTTTTGTAAATAATGGTGGTGGTGGCATTAAAAAAATACCACAAGTAACTGCTCTTTCATCTTTTACAAATGACGTATTTGAAAATTCATTGATATCATCTCTTGGTATATTAGCACCAATACAGATTCTTAATGCAGGAACAGGTTATCAAGCAAATGATAAAATTATGTTCACCGGAGGTACAGGACAAGGCGCCAGAGCTAATGTAATATCCGTAGATGCAAACGGGGCTATCACTGACGTTTCATTTGTATTTGGGAATGTTACAGATTTTCCACTAGGTGGTTTAGGTTATAAATTTGCTTATTTGCCAGCATTATCTGTAGTATCATCAAATGTTTTAGCATCAAATGCAAGTCTTTATGTTCCGGGCATATTAGGTGAAGGTGCGTTATTATCACCAGTAGTAGATCGAGCAGGATCAGTAACAACAATCAATCTAATAGATGGCGGCGAAGATTATGTATCAACAGCAAACGTTTCACTAAAAGTACAAGATATTGTTGTATCAAATGTATCAATATCAAATCTGCCGGTAAAAGGTGATGTGATATATCAAGGCGAAAATATTAATTTACAGTCATATCAAGCAACAGTAAATTCAATATCATTATTGCAACAAGATAATAACCCATCACTCTCAAAATATAATTTAAGAGTTTTTAACTACAACACAAATCCAGATCCAACTAAAATATTAAAAATTGATAAAAATGTTAATATTGTGATGGCGAACGTGGCATATTCCGAGTTATATAATCAATATGGTGTAAAAGTGTATGGTGATGGAACCGCTAAAGCTACAGCAACATTTTTAAATGGTTTGGTTATTGGTCAAGGACAATATTTAAATAGTAGAGGACAACCTAGTTCGTTTGATGTATTGCAAAGCGACATATACAATAATTTTACATACCAGATTACGGTAGAAAAAGAAATTGAAAAGTATAGAGATGTACTATTGAATTTATTACATCCAACTGGCATGAAAGTTATTGGTCGTTATTCATCAAAGTCATATGGATCATATGACTACCTAGGACTTGAAGCATTAAATCAGGGCAAATCATTAAGTGCATACACTGGGTACACAGGTTCTTCAGTCACAATGTTTTCTGATTTTACTAATACGAGTAATAATATATTGCATTTCAATAATTTGGGCAATGATGTAAATATTGCTAATTTTATTTTTGCAAATAGTACTATTGAAGTAGTGCCAACGAATGGTCCAAATATAAGTTCTACTGTTATTTCTATCGATCCTGCGAGTAATACTGTTACATTGACAGATAATACCTGGTTGACATTTGCAAATGTTGCATATATCGAAGCAATGGCCAATTCTAACGCCATAAATATAACATCACTCACAGGCAACTATGATATTGTTAATAACAAACAATATAGTAACACTGCATATCCATTAAAAGATATTGTATTTGCTGGTGATAAAATTTTAATATCAAATAATACAGTACGAACAGTTAAAGATGTTGATTATATTAATGGTATCATACATGTAACTACAAATATAACATCATATTCAAATTCATTAATGACAGTTAACAGAACACTGTCCGCACAAACAAAAGTTACGATTTATGGACCTACAGGTATACAGTATGTTCCTGAACTTATCACTGAAGATGGTATCATACTAACAACCGAAAATGGCCAAATAATCATATTAGGATAAACAATGTCAACAATTAAAATTTCAGAATTAACTCCAATATTG